GAGTTCCTGTTCAGTTTCTTCAAGACCGCGAAGTTTACCAGTCAAATACCGATATTCGTCCCAATCTTTTACACCACTACATATAGCCTGTCTTATAGTGTCTTGTCTATCTTTTAGTTGATTTTTATAATATGTAAAAAAATTTTCTATTCGCATGATTTCATTTGGTCAGCTAATTTTTTGCAACGATTTGGAGTTTGTTTATTCCATTTCGAATCGAGCATTTCGTAACTCGCGCCAATAAAATTGCTTTCCTGCAGGCATTTCCACATATTTTTAAACTTGGACACGCCTGTAGGGCCAAGCTGATATACCATTTCGGTAATGATATGCTGCGCTAAAATAGGTAAATCAGTGACACCATGTTGTTCCATAAGTGTTCTGGCTTTACCTATTGCAGTGTTTAAATCTTTATCAAATACTTCTTGTAATTCTTCTTTTGTATAAGTTTTACCGTCTTCAAATTTATCTTCGTGTACTACTTTATGACCCCAGCCTATTGTGCGAAATCCTTCCGTGTCTATGTACACGTGATCTCTGAAGCCTTCTGATAATTTTACGGAACCTGCTAATTCGTCGTATGTCACTTAGTAAGACCTCGTGCCTTCTCAAAAGTGCGGAGACCCGATACGCCGAGCATTGAAGTGACAATTGCTAGAAGGGGCCCAGTTTCTATGGCAGGCGGTACAATATCTATACCTGAAAATTTTGCATACCATTCAATACATGGTGATAGAATAAAAGCGAAGAATAGCGCCAGTGCTCCGCACCAGCCAATCGCTGGTCGCCACCCAGCAACGAATACGCTACGATGGGTGGCTTCCTTTGCATTAACATCTAATTGCTTTTCTGCAAGCTTTTGTTGAATGCGTTGCATCAATATTTTTTTATCTAATTTTTCTTCCTCTGATGTATGAATCTCGTCGACAACTTTTGCGATAGTTTTTAAGGCTCCGCCTTTACCGCCTAATAGTCCTCCGAGAAGATTAAGCACTACGCTGCTCCGCCTGTCATCCAGCTAATTATCCAGATAACAACGATCGCTACAATAGCGGCCTTGATCCAGTCCTTCATTTTCCAATCTGACCACTCTTTAATATGTGACCATAGATCTTTTAGTAAGTTCATAGAACCTCCTTTGTTTAAGATGAGGATTATACTATTTTACGCCTTTAAAAGCTACTTTTTTAATCTGCGCATTGCTTGTCTGACCTTTTGGACCCGAACCTTTGTTGTTTTTTACAACAAAAGCAGGGAAAGTCATGGCAGCATCAGATCCAACTTTCATTGTTGGAAAAGGATTTTTTGCAGACACAATAGTCATTTTTGCACTTTTCTTTTTCATTTTTTTGCCTTTCCGTAACCACGTTTTGCTAATCTACCAGCTAAACCACCTCTAGCAGCTTGAATTGTTTTAGGTCTAATCATTTCAATAGCTATACTTAAGAAACCTTTTTTCTTTTTCTTTTTCTTTGGAGAATCTACCGCACCGCCGCGTTTCTTTTTAACAACGCCACGTCCCATCAAAATGTCTTTTTTAGTAATTTTACCATCACCACTTAAATCAGGGAATTTTTTTGACATTACTTTTTTACCTTTTTAGCTACCTTTTTAGCCGTCTTTCTGGCTACTTTTGCAGCTGTGCCTGCTAAGCCCCCTAATGCTGGTATTGGAAAAGGTTTTGTTTTTTTAAACATGTCTTTAAATTTTGGTAATTGTTTTTGTTGTTCTGGAGTTGGTCTACCTAGTGGTCGTTCAAATTTTGGACCGTCTCCTTTAGGAATAGGTATATATCTAGGTCCTTTTTTCTTTTTTCCTTTGTTCGCTTTAGCAATTTCAGGTTGTCTATCACTAGATAGTCTATATGGATTTTTTTTCTTTTTTGGTTTTGGTTTTCTAAGTGCCATGAGTAATCTCCTATTTAATGTATAGTTGGTTTTAAAAGATTTAGCAAGTCTCTTGCGTTATGATTTAAAATATTATCATATTCTTGCTCGGTAAGATTGTTATGGTACAACATTTTTGCTACACCCATCATTGCCCCCGCTAAAAGTATCTGATCTTCTTGACTTGTTACACCTGTATCAGCAAAAGTCATTAACTCAGTAAAATATTCCTGTAATCTAACTGTTGCGCTTGTCATTTTGTTTTTCTAAATTAACATTTGCACGCAATTGTGCAATATCTTCTTGTGAATCTATTTTATCTTGAGCTAATTTAGCGTTTTGTTCTAATTTTGCAGCATCTATCTCTACATTTGCTTGATCATTTTGTGATTTTCGCTGTAAATCAGCGGCTCTAAGCTGTAACTCTTGCTGTTTTAACTGAATTAGAGGGTCTTCCCCTTGTTCTGCCATCATTTCTTGCTCTTCAGCTATCATTTTTTCTGTCATTTCAGTAATTCTTTCAGCAACTTTGGATTCTAGTATTTCTTGAAGCTTAACTTGTTCCTCTTGAGGCATCTGACCACCAAATTTTTGTGCTAATTCTTGAACTTGTTCTTGCATTTCTTGTTCAACTTCTTCTCTAGCTTGAATAGACACATGTTCCATAATATGAGCTTCTAACAAGGTCATGGCTTGTATATTATTCTTAACTAAAATGCTTGAAAAGAAGGCTCTATGTGAATCCATGTGTGCTAAATGATTTTGATTTCTAAATGCCTGTAAAGGTTTTCCTAATAACACGCTTCCGTTCTCAATTCCTGGATCTTGAGGCTGAGGTGGTGTGGGAACAGGGAGAATAGCATCTACATTTTGCACTCCCATTGCTTGATACATACGTCTATATGCTTCATACATGTTGTGCATTTGCGGTGCAGCCTGTGCCAGTTGTAATTGTGTTTGCGCCAGCGTAACACGTTGAGACATAGAAAATATAGTAGGATCAGAAACAGGAAGTATGTCTATCTTATCATCAAAGTCTGCTTCTTTAATAGATCTTATTCCTCCAACAACATCATAAGGATATTGAGGTGACAAAGACTCACTAAATATTTTTGACAGTAATTTAAATTCTATTTTTTGTGCGTAATGTAATCTTTTATGAATAGCCGACATAACACGCATGCCTCTTTCCATCAAAGCCATTGTCGTTCCTACAGGTGCGTTTGCCGCTACACTGTCACCAATTTTTTGATCAGCTACAGTAGCAAATTCCTTACCTGCTTGAACAACAAAACCTAATAATTGAAATAAAGTTGGATCAGCACCTTTATAGGGTAAAGGCATTAGTCCTGCACGTAAGTCACCACTTGGTGCATCGACATCTCTAAATTCACCTGGTTGTATTGGAGAATCATCATCTCGAATACGAAGCCCTCTTGCTTTGAAACCTGCTGGTAAATTGGACAACGTTCCTGCGTCAATTAATTGTCTAAGAGCAGCGGTTGCGGTTCTTGATAAACCACCAAGCATATGTATTAAACCTAATCCATAAAAACCTAATCCTGGTAAAAATTTATAATGAGCAAAGTATTCTATCTTTTTTAAAGTTTCATCTTCTTCTCTGTAGTTTCTATAAATAGATAAAATTTTATTAGAACCTTCGTCAATAGTTACAATATAAGGAACTTTTATACCATCTTCTCTTTCAAAACCTGGAACATCTAAATTAGCATGTACCTCTAATAAAGTGTACTCATCATCAGCATATCCTACTTTTCTAATTCCAGAAACTTCTTGTTCTTTTTCTTGAATTCTATCGTCAGACTCCATTGGTTTAATATCAACATCTCTGTAGAATCCAGAAACTTGTAATTTACGAATTTCATTTTCTGATTTACGAATAACATGTGTTACTCTTTCAGACTGTTCTAAGTTTGTAGCGTTATAAGGAACAACTAAATCATCACTTGGAACAAATTTAGAAATGGCTCTACCTATTCCTGCATCATAGTAAATCTTTTTAAAAGTTGAACCAGACAAAGGTAAATAAAATAACATTTGATCAAGATCAGGATCAAACTCCTCCATCACATGAGTGATCTGATAGTTCATAAACTCTTGTACTCTTTGCGCTTGATCTTCTTTTGCTTTAGTTACCTCACCAATAACTTGTGTTCTTACTGGCCCACCTGCTGGTAATAGTTCTTTGTAAGCTTGTGATTGAAACTGTGTAACTGATTCCGCTAATAATGGATGTGTAACACCGCTAGCCCCTTGAAAAGGCTGTGATCTTTCATTGTATTTAAGTCCTAGTAAATCTAAACCTTTTTTATACGCTTCTTCCCATTCTTTTCTTGAAGACAAATCATGTTGATAGTGATCAAATAATTCACTAGCTATAACTCCTAAATCATTTTCATCAATAAACTCAGCTAAGTTTGAATCAAAACTTTCATCTAGTATTTCTTCTTGTTCACCAATAATAGCTCCACCATCTTCTGTTATTTCTACAAGAGGATCATCTGTTCCTGGTTCTAGCTCTACTGTTTCTCCAACTCGTGGAGGTATCATCAAAGCATCATTTACTGTTTGAGGTTCATTCGGATCTATTCTTTTGTCAACGGCCATTAAGCTACTCCTATTAATTCTTCAATATTAGGCAACGGATCATATTTCACTAAACCGCCTGTTGCCAAATGGGTTTTTGAAGGTAATACCATTTCAGGTGTTAGTTTTATAGCATAAGAGTCCACAGTTTTAAAGCCCGAAGGTATACTTGTTGTCTTTGTGTACAGATCTTGCGCATTATCAGAGCTATTAATAAAATCAGTAGCTTCTTGCATAGCATTTTCTAATCCGTCTTTTTTTACTCTAATGGTTTTTAATATGCTTTGATTGTTCATGTCCATAATTTGAATAACCTTTTTACTACTT